ATTATAAACTCTTTGATTAAAAAAGATTACCTAAAAAAGATAGGTAAATATGGAGATGCAAGACGCATTATTATTAATAGAGATTATGAGAAAGGAGGTAGAAAAGTTGCAAAATCAAAACATTAAAGGCGAAGCATTTATTATGGCTGACAAGATAGCTAATGAAAATAATCCTTATGCAGTTAGGGATAAGTTAGCTTTCTATATCCAAAAGTCATGGGATGCGTTTCCAATTCTTAGGTTGCAAGATGTACAAGAAATATTAAAAAAACCTGAAGAAATGGAAAACCCTTGTGAGTAGTAAGAGCAAACAAAAAGGTTATAGAACCGAATATAACTTGG